TTAAAGAACTCCACCATAATTATTTTACAAACATTTGAATTTAAAGAACAAAAATTTAAAACAAATAACTACACCATAGACACAAACATAAAAAACTATACTAATTACTATAAAATGATTATATAAACCATATAAATTATTATATAAACCATATAAAATCCTATATATTATAAAATAGCTCTGGATAACATCTTTTTTTAAAGTAAATAATAAAAAAAACAGTAATAAATAATAATACAATAAATTAAAAATTGAATTTGAAAATGACTACTAAAAAAATAGTTCAAAAAAACAATTACAATCCAAAAATATAACTAAACAAACGAAAACAATTAAAATGCAATCACAAATAAATAAATATTATATTATTGAAAATCAGTTTTTAGATATTTCATTATTAAAAAATAAAGAAGTTCCTAATGACTATATAAACTTCCTTAAAAAATGTTATAAAATTAATAATACTATATTTCCTTATGATATTATAGATAATAAATTACCACAACATTTAGATGTATTACTACTCTTATTATACTATATTTGTAGTAATGGTAAGCTATATCTAAAAGATTATAAAGGTAGAAAAAAGAATTATTTAACTACAATTCAACAACCTTATTTAGAAGATAATTATGATGACAATAGATATGCTATTGATATTTTATATTTTCATAATGTTCCTGAAGAAATAGGTAAATTAGAAATTATAATACCTATTTTAAAAAAAAGAACAAACAAATGGAAACAACAATTATTTGGACATGAAATTACTTATATTAAACATATTATTAAAAGTGGAACTGTTGTTATTATTAATTCTTATAAAAGTTATGAATTTACAATAGAAAAAAAACTAAAAACAGAATATGTATTACCAATAGTAAAATTTACTGGATCTACAGAATATCCAATAAATACTGATTATAGAAATAATTAACTACACCATAAACACAAACATAAAAAACTATACTAAATACTATAAATATAATTTATATATAAATACATATATTTATAAATAAAAAATTGATTTAATAAATATAAAATAAATTTATATAAATAAAATATTAAACATTTTTAATAAAAAATAGAATTTAATATATTTAAAAAAATTATTAAATAATAGAAAAAAAAAATGAATACACAAATAAACCAATTAACTACATCATTAACAATATTAAAAATTAATAAACCTGATAAAGAATATATTAAAAAAATTATAACTATTCAGAGCTGGTTTAGAGGCTGTATATATAGATTAAAACATTTACCTTTAATTATGTATAAAATACAAAAATACCTTAAAACAACTAATTTTACTTGTGCAACAGAAAATGATGATGGAAGAATCAATAGTTGTATTGATGAACCTAATATTATTAAATTATTAATTAGTAAATTTGGTGATAGAATTAAAAAACCTGAAACTAATATATTACCAAAACAAACTAAAAAAAAGAAAACTAATAAAAAAAAAACTATTAGAACATGGTGTGATATTTTAGCATATGATTATATATATGGTTGGATACCTATAAATATAAAAACTACAACTATGATAAAAAATGATAATATAGGTAATTTATCAACAGTTTTATATGCTTATACAGATAATATTTTTGATTTAAATGTAAATAAATCATATACTAATGGTAAAATGAGCACTATATTATTTAACAAATTAAAAAATAAACAATATAATAAACACAATAAAAAAGATTATTACTTTTTAGTATTAAATAAAAAAAATCGTAATGATATTATTGTTAATAGTATAAAAGGATTAACTATACTACATTCTAATATTAATAATTTACCATTTCAAGTGTGTTGGGATAAAAATAGAGAATTTTATTTTGAACCAATTTATAAAAAAATAAAATTATTTATTACTTGCTTACAAAAACCTAAACCTATATGGAGCGAACAATTTATGAGAGATATAAGAACACTTAAACTATAAAAAAATATTATAAAATAAAAATAAATAACATTAAAATAACAATTAAATATTTATACATAGTCATCTGGTATATAAGAATTACATAATTGACGATGCCCTATCTTAAATCTATTCGCAAATATAAAATTTTTTCTAAATTTAACACTATTTAAATAACTTACTATTTTTTTTAAATCACATTCACCTTTTGGTTTAAGCATTAATAAACTACCACCAAAATAACTAACTTTTCCAATAAACGCTATTTCATCACGCCTCGTTAAATTATATATATAAATACAATCTTTATTCATATATTCATTTATTGATGTGATATTACGAGGCGCACCCCACTGAAACCAATTTGTTTCAGTAAATTTCTTAATACCTCTCTTTAATAATGTATCTTTATGACCTAATAAATATTCATTTATATCATTATTATCACAAGGATATTTTTCAATATAAATAAACTTCTCTTTCTTATCTTTACCATTTAATACTTCTATATTACCTAAACTATTATTTTTATAAATTTCATCTCTACCACTCACAATACCAACATATATATCAAATTTATCTTTAAACATAATAGTATTTATAGGTTGCTCTTCACTAAAAGTAATTAAACCAGAACTATTCGTAATATACATTATTTTTTCATTATACTCTACTTTCTTTTCTAATAAAATATTTTTACAATATCTAAATACAATTACATCTATCGACGCATTCACAAATAATTTTTCATTATGTGGATGATATATATGCGTAAATGAACCATTTAACATCATCTCATCCAATAATTTTGACGCACTTGTTAATTTTAAAAAATCTGATGGCACTATAAATACTAATTCACCATTATTATCTAGTAAATTATAACATTTTTCTGTAAAATCAATATAAATATTTCTTTTTGTCTTTGTTCTTATATACGGAGGATTACCTATTATTGTTTTATACTTTTTAGTTATTTCTTGGACCATAAAATCACCATATATAACTTTACTTTTTTTTTGTTCTAAACCATCCAATAATATTATTTCTTTATCTATCTCATACATATCAAAGTTTATATTTGATAATTTTTCTGTAATAAATGATATTAAATCACCCTGACCTATAGACGGTTCTAAAATATTATTTGGCTTATTTAAAATAAAACTATATAATTTTTCTTTTAATACATTATTAGTAGTAAAATATTGCCCTAACCTATTCTCTTTTGTAACTTCTAATACATTATTAGTAGCTAAATTAGTCACTACTATATTCTGTTCTGACATATTATATTAATTATATAATAATAATTATACTTATTATTATTTCAATTTTTTATTATATAATTATTATATTGTTATATTGTTATATTTTTAAATAAATTATTTTACAAACATTTGAAATTAAAGAACAAAAACTTAAAACTAATAACTACATCATAAACATAAAAAACTATATTAATTACTATAAAATGATTATATAAACCATATAAAAACTATTATATAAATCATATAAACTATTATATAAACTATTATATAAACCATATAAAATCCTATAAATTATAAAATAGCTCTGGATAACATATTCTTTTTAGTAAATAATAAAAAAATTAAAATAAAATATATAAAAAGTAAATAATGAAAAAATAAATAATAAAAATTGAAAATAAAAAATAGAATTAACTAAAATTAAATAGAAACCTATCAAGATGACTATAATATATAAATATCAATCTTTAATTAATTATATAACAAATTATAAAGATAAAAATATTTTGTCGTTTTTATCACAAAATCCAAATGCTATTCATTTTTTAAAACAAAATCCTGATAAAATAGATTGGAAGTATTTATCAAAAAATACACATATAAATGCTATTCGTTTGTTAGAACAAAATCCTAATAAAATAAATTGGTATTTTTTATCAAGAAATCCTAATGCTATTCATTTATTAGAGAAAAATATTAATAAAATAAATTGGACTTATTTATCAAGCAACCCAAATGCTATTCATTTATTAGAACAAAATTTGGATAAAATTGATTGGAGAATGCTATCAATTAATCCAAATGCTATTCATTTATTAGAACAAAATCTTGATAAAATAGATTGGTATTTATTATCAGGAAATCCAAATGCTATTCCTTTATTAGAAAAACATATTGATAAAATTAATTGGTCTTATTTATCAGCAAATCCAAATGCGATTAAATTATTAGAGGCAAATATAAATACAATAAATTGGAGTTATATAGCAGAAAATCCAAATGCTATTGAATTATTAGAACACAATATGGATAAAATTGATTGGTTTTGGTTATCAAGTAATCCAAATGCTATTCATTTATTAGAGAAAAACACTGATAAAATAAATTGGGAATTTTTATCAAATAATCCAAATGCTATTCAATTATTAGAAAATAATATGGATAAAATTGATTGGGAATGGTTATCAAGTAATACAAATGCTATTCACTTATTAGACAAAAATCTGGATAAAATATATTGGGAGTGTGTACCAGAAAATACTAATTTATTTGAATTAGATTATCTTGCTATGAGTAAAGAAAAAAATAAAATTATAGAATATGAACTAATGATAAAAGCCCTACACCCTTCCAGAGTTAGTAAGTGGTTAGATTATCATATTGAAAATGGAGGTACAACTTGGAATTTTGAATATATAACTTAACTTTAATTTATTTTTTTATAATCATAAACTATTATAAAAACTATTATAAAATAGTATATAATTATTATATAATTATTATATAAATTATAAAATAGCTATGGATAACATATTTATTATAAGTAAATAATAAAAAAAAATAAAAATAAAACTATCATTATTTAAAAGTTTGGCATCCGTAAAACATTATCAACGATACGTTTCACAACAAGTGAAGGCACTATAGAACCGTATTCCGAAAATAATAACATCAACGTTATATATAATTTTCTATACTTATTGTTAAATAAAATGTCTGATATCTTAGAACTAACAATATTAGTTTCAAATGTCGTAAGAGAATAGTTAGACTCTAACGCATTCATTAATGTTATATTTCTTAAGACTTCAAAATTATTATTACTAATATCAATTGATGTTAGAGTTGTATTATCACACAATGTTTCTGCCAAAACATTAGCTCCTGCTGAGGTAATGATATTGTTCGCAATAGAAAGAGTGGTGAGACTATGATTACTCTTTCGAATAAATTCTAATAATGCTTTTACTCCTCTGTCGCCAATATTATTACAACTAACATCAAGAGTTGTAAGAGTTTTATTAACTGCTAACATGCTACTAAGCGCTACACACGCTTTTTGCTTAACATTAGTCTTCGATAAAATAAGCGTGGTAAGAGTAGTA